ATCTAAATCTGCCTTAGAAAAAATAGAATATCATGAAAAAGTCTGTAGAATCATGCAGAAACAAACATTTGATAAGATAGAAAAAATGGAAGCTAGAATTCTAAGAATGGAAAAATTTATTATTGGTGGCTTAACTGCAATACTTTTAGCTGTACTTTCAAATCATCTGTAGTATTAATGATGCATGAAGCTCATTAAAAAATATCCATACAAACATTACAATAGATTCTCAGATACCACAGGACGTAAATATTTAGTAGATAGTATTAAAGTACCTAGTGTAACAACAATATTATCTGCAACTAAAGATAAAAGATTTTTAGACAACTGGAGAAGAAAAGTAGGTAATGAAGAAGCTGATCGTATAATGAACCAGGCATCTACAATTGGTACTGAAATGCACCAAGTATTAGAGTATGCATTGAATGGACAAGGATACTACAATGCATCTGAGGAAGGTGCTAAGCCTAGAATGATGGCTAAAACCATACTTAAAAATATAGACATAACTGAAATATGGGGTAATGAAATAAGTTTAGAATATCAAAATAAATTTGCAGGTACATGCGATTTAACTGCTGTAGCTTACGGAAAGCCTAGTATTGTAGACTGGAAACAAGCAAATAAACCAAAAAAAGAAGAATGGGTAGAAGACTATAAACTACAGTTGGGTGCCTATTATTTAGCCCATACAGCCAATTACGGCCCCATAGAGCAGGGTGTAATAGCAATCTGTACCCGAGACCTACAATACCAAGAATTTAAGCTCTCAGAGCCTGATTTAAAGGAATATGGAGATAAATTTTTAGAGAGAGTAGAACAGTTTAATAAGTTAAATCAACCAGCTCTTTAGTTCTTCTTCACCCAAAGTCTTAGCAGCAACCCTACCTTTTTTAGTTAAAGACTTCATGATAGCTTCATCTAAAGTACCTTTGGCTACAATATCTACATAGACAACAGTACCCTTTTGACCCATTCTATGAGCTCTATCTTCAGATTGCATTCTGACTTCAAGATTATAATTATTTGAATAATAGATTACTGTGTTACAAGCAGTAAGAGTAAGACCAAAACCCCCAGTAGTTGGATTACCAACAAGGAACCGTACCTTAGGGTCCTTTTGAATTTTCTCGACAGCTTCTTTTCTAGTCTCAACATCTATAGCTCCATAAATACTTACTACTGATTCTTTACCGTATTTTTTTTCTAAGAAAGAAATAATTTCTTGGATATTGTATATATAGTTAGCCCATATAATAACCTTGCCATCTGTTTCTTCAAGTATCTCCTCTAAAGCCTTTAGCTTTTGGGTATGTAACTGCATAATCTCACCATCATCATTTTTGGTAAAACCATTACAGACTTGGTGGAGTTTAATTATTTCAGTAAGTTTATTTGAAAAGGATATTGTACTGTCTTCAACAATAGCTAAAGCATTTGTTCTTAACTTCTCATATATTTTTTTAGCATCCCCCTCTAACTCTATATTTCTTTTCAATCTAACCTTAGGCTCTAAATCTAGACACTCATCTTTACGAACGCGGCTAGAAAATCCTTTAAGTTTATTTTCTAATTCCTCTAAATTTTTGTAGTATTTAGGTATAGATATCCAACGATTCGATCCAACGGGAATATCACCCATTTCTGCATATCTATTTCTAAAAGTTAAATAACTAGTAAAGCCTAAAAGTTCTGGATTTAAGAACGCACATTGTGTATATAGATCCAATGGAGATTTTGTTATTGGCGATCCTGTTAGGATACGCCTTATGGCGGATAGTGTTCGTAATTTTAATATGTTTTTTGTTCGTATTGCTGTTCGGTTTTTTATTGTTGTGGATTCATCCAATACTACCATATTTAATTTATTAGCTTTTAAATAATTCACACAAGCATCCAAACCTCTTTTAGTTGACAAGGCTTCAACATTAATTAAAAATATTTTTAAATCTTTTGATTGTTCAAATTTGTAATAATCTTTTGGTTTATCTAAATTCCATCTAAAAACATCATACTTAGCTACATCAGGTAAATGTGTTTCAATTTCTGTTTCCCAATTAGTATAAACTGATTTAGGAGCAATAATTAATGACGCAGTTATCTTTCTTTGAAAAAATAACCAAGCCATGTTATCAATTGTAACTTTTGTTTTGCCTGTACCCATCTCCATAAAATAAGCGTATTCAGATTTATCTGCTGAATTTTTTAACGCTAATCTTTGGTGCTCGTACGGCTCAGTCTTATACGGGTATTTCCACATCTGAAAACTTTTTATATTTTTTTGTTGCAACCGTCAAATAAATATTTATAAGGCGGTTAAGGAGGAAAACATGGATATCGAACAATTGTCAAAAATTGACATTAGCACAGATAGTGTCAATTCGATAACTCAAAAATGTGACGAACTTCAAAAGCTGCAAGCAGAAGCTGAACAGCTTGAAGAAAAACTTTCTTCTATAAAATCTAAAGCTAGAGATTATGAAGAGAGAATAATACCTGAAATGATGCAAGAGGCAGGTGTGTCTAAGCTTGAATTAAAAGACGGTACTAAGGTTGAAGTAAAACCTTTTTACGCAGCTAAGATACCTGAGTCTAGAGTTGAGGAAGCTTTCAGTTGGTTGAGAACTAATGGTCATGAAGACTTAATAAAAAATACTATTACAACTCAATTTGATAAAGGCCAAGACAACCAAGTATCAGAGCTCATAAATGTTTGTGAGAAATTTGGATTTAACTACAACCAAAAACAAAAAGTTGAACCAATGACTCTAAAAGCATTCGTAAGGGATCAAGTCGAAAATGGAAAAGAACTACCATTCGACATGTTTGGAGTGTATATTGCTAACAAGACTAAGATAACAAATAAGGAGAAATAACAAATGATAACAAAAGACGAAAAACGAACGACTAAAGACGTAGAAGTGATGGCTAAAAAAGGAGGAGCATTAGCAGCAATTGATTTAGAAAACTTTGCTGATGAAGGGTTTGAAAATGTAGACTCAAAGAGTATGCAATTACCATTCCTAAAAGTCCTTGGACAGCTATCACCACAAGTAACCCAAGGTGATAGTCAATTCATGGAAGAAGCTAGACCTGGAATGATTTTTAATACTGTTACAGACCAGTTATATAATGGTGCAGCAGGTATTACAGTTATTCCATGTTATTATAAGCTTGAGTACATTGAATGGAAAGATAGAGATAAGGGAGCAGTAGCACCTGTGAATGTCTATCCTGCAACTTCTGACATTATGTCAAAAACGACTAGAGGCGATGATGGTAAAGACAGACTCGATAATGGTAATTACATTGAAGAGACTGCTTCTCATTACGTTTTAGTTTGTGAGGAAGGTGCACAATCAACAGCACTTGTGACTATGAAATCCACTCAAAGAAAAAAATCTAAGAAGTGGAATTCTATGATGATGTCTTTAAGACAAAAGAAAAAAGATGGTTCTGGTTTCTTCAAACCTGCACCATTCACGCAGCAATACAGAATGAAAACTGTATTAGAAAAGAATCAATTAGGTTCTTGGTATGGTTGGGAGATTGAACATATTGGCCCTGTGGCTGATGCCTCAATCTTAAATGCTGCACATAGCTTTTATGAAACTTGTAAAAAAGGATCAGTAAAAGTTAGTCATGGAAACGAAGAGAGCGCAGAAAAAACTCCATTCTAATCTATGGACATACTTGACAAAACCTTGGAAGAGTTTGTAGAACTCTTCCAGGGCTCTTCCACATATTTTGGTGCTAGTGTTCCATTAGGTCAAAAGCGCGACCGTGATGGAAAACAAGAATTCAGACATTGGGTTGAACCTAATCCAATGACCAAGGAACATTGGTTACAACATTTAAAAGGAGAAGCTTACTATGGATCAGTTCCCATTAGAGATGATAATACATGCTCTTGGGGGGTCATCGATGTTGATCGTTATAATATACAGCATAAGGAAGTTATATCGATTATACGGAAAAGAAAATACCCATTAGTACCATTTAGATCTAAATCTAATGGTATGCATTTAATATTATTCATTGATGGTGTTGTTGCAGCATCTGAAATGAGAAAAAAATTAATTGAGATTGCATCAGACTTAGGTGTTAATGACACCACCACAGACATATATCCTGCACAGGATGAAGTAGATCTAACTCCTGAAGATTGGAATAAAAAAAGAAAAGGTAACTTTGTAAACTTACCTTATCAAAAAGCTCACATGACTACCAGAGTTGCTATGGATAATGAAGGTAACTCAGTAAAATTAGAAAACTTATTTAAGTTTGTATCTGAATATAGAATTAATCCAAAAGAATTTAAAAAATTAAAAGTATTTCAAGATGATGAAACAAAAGATTACCCACCATGTGTAATTAATTTTATGAAAAATAAAGTTAAAAAAGGTGAAGGTAGAAATGATGCAATGTTTAATGTTGCAGTGCTAGCTAAAAAAATAAATCCAGATCCAGTTATGTATCAAGATTGGACTAGAAAAATGATGAATAAAGTTTGTAGTGAAGAGTTACATCCAAAAGAATTAGAAAATATATTTAAAGGTGTTGAGAACAAGGAGTATGCTTATAAATGTAAAACATCAATTGCAAGAATGCATTGTTCATCAAGCACTTGTTTAAGACGTAAACATGGTATTGGTAATAATGAAGCTTTACCTGAAGTCGGTAAATTATTAAAAGTAAATTCGTATCCAGAACCTTATTGGATACTGCCTATTCAAGGTAAATCAATTCGACTATCAACTAAACAACTCTACCAGCAGCAACTCCTTGGAGAACAATTATTAAATTATGATATTGTGTGGCGAACACTTAAACCAAGTAAAAGGGATCCAGATCCATATAGAGATTGGTTAGAGGAATTGATTGCAAACAAACAAGACATGGAAGGGTTTGATGCACATGAAGAGCAATCTGATGTGTTTAATTCTAGAATGACAAGATTTTTAGAAGATGTTGAGGATACTACTGAATTTGATCAAATAGATAATGGTAACATTTGGAAAGATGACATTGAAATGAGATTCAAATTAGAAACCTTTAAAAATTTTATGAAAAAAATGGGTTACAATTGGAATGAAAAAGAGTGTACTAAATTTTTAGAATCTGGTGGAGCTAAACCTAAAAAGAAATTTCAAAGTATTGATAGCAGACACTGGCTTGTAGAACTACCTAAACAAACCGAACATAAAAATAAAGATGTCAAATTCGTTAAAGCAAAAGCTGCATGGGAAGACAATTAAGATCTTTGGACCACCAGGCACAGGAAAAACAGAAAATTTACTTAAGCGTGTGCAGCGCTATCTTAAACAAGGATATTCTCCCGATGAGATCTGTTATATATCATTTACCAACAAAGCAGTTGATGAATGCGTTGCAAGGGTTAGGAAAAGATTCAAAGAATATGACGAAGACGATTTTAAATATTTTAGAACCTTACATTCTTTGGCACGACAACAGTTTGCTGAGATTCCCGTTCTAGATCCCAAAGTCGATATGCTGATGTTTCATACACAGTATGGAACAATTAAAGTTAATTTTAAAGAAGGCCATGATGAACAAAAAGTTTATAATAATTGGTCTTTACAGATATATGACCGAGCTAGAAATATGAAGGTGGATCCTGTGTGGTTATATAAACAGCAGCCCAGAAAAGCGGTGAGGTTGCAGCAGTTCAAATCTATTATTGCAGGTTACGAAGAATTTAAAACAATGGAACTGGAGAACGGACACCGGACAGCGGACAGGCTTGATTTTACAGACATGGTACAAAAGTTTATTGATGATGGTGTATCCATACCCTTTAAAGTATTAATGGTGGATGAAGCTCAAGATTTAACACCGTTGCAATGGGATTTAGTTGTGAAGTTAGCTCAAGCAGTTGAAAGAGTTTATATTGCAGGGGATGATGATCAAGCAATCTATGAATGGAATGGTGCAGAAGTAGAACACTTTCAAACGTTTCCAGGAAGAAAATTAATTTTAAAAAAATCTGTAAGGTTAAATAAGAATATACATTTCTTTTCTAAATGTATTTTAAATTCTATGGGTGACAATCGAGTAGAAAAAGAATTTTATTCTAATGGTAAAGAAGGGGCCATTTATAGATGGAATGGATTAAAGAAAGTCCCTTGGGATATGGATGGATCTTGGATGGTGTTGGCTAGAATTAATGATGTTAAGAGAGAACTGCAGCAAGAGGCACGTAATTTATCGTTGTATTATCAAGATGTTAAGGGAAATAAGTCCTTTGATCCGAATCAGTTTGCAGCTATTCAACATTGGAATAAAATATGTGAGGGTGGGAGTATTACCAGAGAAGAAGCTACAGTCATGTATGAGTATTTATTAAACATAGATCACGGATACCGGTCAGCGGAAAGTAAAAAATGGAGCTTTGCTCACCCCAATCAAGTATTTAATTTTGATGAATTACACCTCAGATGTGGTATGAGAGATGAACGAGGTGAATGGGAAGATGTTTTTAAAAGAAAATTTAAAGAAAAAGATAAACAATATTTTAAAAAACTTATGAAAGAAGGTGTAGACTTATCACAACCACCAAAAATAATTATTGATACGATACATCAAGTTAAAGGTGGAGAAGCTGATAATGTTGTCCTGGCGAGCAAATGTAACTTTCCATCTCATTATGACAAAAAGAATTTGCAGGATAAAGTAAAAGAACTTAGGGTTTGGTATACAGGTGCCACTAGATCCAAAGGTACGCTGCATTTATTAGGTACCAATCATCAATACAATTTTCCACTTGGAAAATATTATAAACTATATGAGGCTAACTATGTCAAATAAAGATATGTTCGATGAAGTATTTCCGCAAAATAAACAGATAGGCGGGAATCACTACAAGGACTTTACCATTCAACCCTATGAATTTATTTCAAAAAATAATTTATCGTTTTTCCAAGGGAACGTTATTAAATATGTTTG